AGGGCAAGATTTCTGTTCAGGGCACTCACAAGAATCCAAAGGCTCATGGAAAGGTCTCATCTCCTTCTCTTTCAGAAGAACGAAAGAAAGAAATCATTGAGGGCGGCCGCAAGAAGGCTCTCACTCAAGCTGAAATGGGCGGACTTCATGCTCAGGCTGCTAAGATTAGAGCCGAAAAATCTCTCGATGAGAGAACAGCCGACTTAGTGAAGGCTTTGAATGTTGACTATGGTCCTCGTAAATCAGGTGTAAAACGAGGCGGCTATAGACAAGATCCAGACTATGATCTACATCCAAAAGATCGTGAAAAGTCTGACAGTAGCTCAGACACAAGAGGTCCTCTTCCAAGTGATGCAGACTCTTCTAAAAAATCACTTGATGATCGTACATGTGATCTAGCCAAAGACATGGCTAAAGATCTGACTAAAGAACGTGAACGTGAGATTCACTCAGCTGTCATGGCTGCTAGAATGATTAAAGAAGATGCTCCGGGAGTAGAGAAAATGGATTATAAACCAGATGATCTTGCTAGAGTAGCTAGAACGCATAACAACATTGCTGCAAAGAGAACCCTAAAGTCCGTTTGTGATAAATGGATTTCAGACTCGCCATACATTACAAAGGGCTCAATGATTCTACCTTTAGGCCCCGGCGGTGAGATTCAAGATCTCTCCAAGGACGAAAAACGTCCCGCTGGCAGTAGAACTCCAACTTATCAGCAAACTGATGAGAAGCAGCGAGAAGTTGAAACTGGTAAGATTTATCGAGAAAATAAAGCAAAGAAAAGAATTGAAGCCTTGAAAGAGGAGCAGGATTTCGGAGCTGAATAATGGCTTATCCGTTTAATGAGTATAAAATACTCCGCATCATACAGTCGGCGTTTACTGCGTTGAAGTCAACGGGTAGTGCGTTCGATGAGACTTTCAAGTATCTATTTGATACTTTGGACTTGAGCGAAGCTGATCGTAATGCCTTCAAGGACATCATACTCAACGATAAAATACAGTATCATACAACTTATTCAACAATATCAACACTTTTACCAACAATCGTTTGCATCATGGATCAAGAAACGACGATAGAGGAAAATAAACCCATTGGTGATGTGTTAGGCACTGAAACAATGGAAGATGGTACTGAATCAGATGTGTATGGCAATATTATGCAAGGTGTTTATTCAATAAACATATTGGCTAAACAAATACTTCTAATACGTATTCTCGGCACATTTGTGCGATTCATATTAGAACAGTATTCAGTGACTCATGATGATATGCCAGATTTGGATGTGAACACGGATAGATTTTCACCGGATGCTGAGTTTTTCCCGAATGATGTATTTCATATTCACTTGATCGTGAGATTTAGATATGTCGAATCTTGGAATGAATTCGGTGATGCCGATGGTCTATACTCAATTATCAATACGATTTTCTTGAAATCGTGTGATCGTGACTTCTGGCAAAATATCATGGGCTCAGCATAAGAAACGCCATAGAATTGCTAATTTATAAACATGACATAGGTTTATCTTCACTCTATGCGATAGGAGAATGTTAATGGGCGTATATTTCAATGGTCGATACTACATCAAGCCACAGGTAGCCACGTATGTCGATGATACAGCGCTAACACCGATTGGTCTTGTAGGTTCGAATGTAATAGGAATGATGGGTCCGGCTAAAGACGGTATCCCTAATCAGGCTTATCTCTTGACTTCTTTGACAGACGCTACCGACATTTTCGGTGAAGGACCGCTTGTCAACGGCGTTGCTATGGCCTTCAATGGAGGAGCTCAGTACATCTGGGCAACTCGTGTTGGTGGAACATATGATGCAGCCACTCGCTTGTTCTCCAGTGTTCCAACTCAGGCAATATATGCAACTGGTGGAGCTGTAGATATTCCATTTAAGTTGCTTTCTAATGCTTATGGAACACAAGCTAATGGAATTCAAATTATTACTCAACAGTCTGGAGTTACGGGCACACCTGCTCGCGGACTAGATATCACCGTTCTTGCTCAGGGAAGCACAATCACTGGCAAGGGCGTCTATTATGATGTTTTAAAGATTGATGCCAATGGAAGTGCTGCTGCTACGACTTCATTTACACGAGGCTCTGGAACAGGTTTACTAACAATTTCTGATGGAACAAATACTTCTCCAACAATTGCTCTTACAGGCGTTGCTACCACCACAGACTTGGTTGAAAGAATCAAGGATGCAATGGCGAATGCTACTCCCACTCCAATCGACGACACAGATTATACATTCACAGTAATGAAAGAAGTTGCTGGAACTCAAATCGATGATGGAACAACCAACGTTCTTCAGAACAATACAGGAACAATTGCGGCAGATGTCAAGGCAGCATTTGATTGGCTTAATTCAGGTTCGCAACCTTTTGTTTATGCAGAAGATACTAACGTAATTTTCACAACTGCTGCTGCTAAAGATAGAACACTACTTGCCACTGATCCTCTCGATCATGATGCGACTATTTCATTTACGCTTGCTGGTGGCACAATTGGATTGCTTAATTCAACTTCATACACAGGTGTTCTTGCTGAAATCTATGAAGATATTGATCTTGATCTTATTGTTCCTATCGTCGAAGATTATTTGGGTGTTACAATTGTAAGCGCTGCTGATGCTATCTTCTCTGCAACTTTAACTCATTGCAAAACAATGAGCACAACGGGTTCCGAGGAACGTGTTGGTTTAATTGGCTATCAATTTGATGGCGTAAATCTACCTCCAACAACTACAGCTACCGCCGATGGTGATGCCGATACACTTACTTCTTCTTTGATTAGTAAGGCAACAGCAATAAATTCGCCATACATGGTTGTTTGTGCCCCTAGACTCAAGACCTTCGACACCAAAGGTGAGCTTAAGTTCTTCAACGGAACTTATACAGCTGCTTACATTGCTGGTCTTATTGCTTCTCTCCCAGTGGGTGAACCAATTACGAATAAGGACATCACAGGAATTCAAGCTCTTTCTACATACTTCAAGAACCGTCAGATCCTTCAGTTGATCGACAACGGTGTTTGCACAATCGAAAGAGTTGGAGCTGCTCTCAAGGTAGTCCAGGGTGTTACATCTTGGATTTCTGATGATAACTTCAACAGAAAAGAAATCTCTGTCCGATTGGTAACAAACTATGTTGCTAAGAACTGCAGAGAGAATTTGAAGCAATTCATCGGTAGAAAGAACTCTCTACAGATGCTTCAGATCATCAAGGGTTCTTTGGTTCAAGTTCTTAGAGAACTTGAAAATAACGAAATCATTGTGGGAACAACGACTTATCCAGCTTATAGAAACTTGACTCTTACAGCTGATGGTGATGTGGTTCGTGTATCATTCGAATGCTCACCGGTTCTCCCAATCAACTACATCTTGATCACTATTCACGCTACTGTCTTCAAAGCAACGATCTAACTAAGGAGTTATTATAATGGCTAAAGTATATTCAGGCAATACTATCATGGTGGTCATCAAGAACAAGCCGGTCGGTTTGCTTCAGGACATGACTGCCGATGAAGATTTTGCTCCGGAACCGGCTTCTGGGATTGGTGATCCTCGAGTTGTAGAGTATGTGCCTACAATGTACAGAATCTCCTTGGCTGTTTCTTCTATGTCCCTCAAGAAAGATTCCCTCTTCTCAGTTGGTGTCTTCCCAGAAGGCATTGACAAGTATCTGGCAACGGAACCTTTCACGGTTGTTGTCATAGACAAGGTTTCAAAGAAAACTATTCGTCAATATAACAACTGCATCTTTGGTAGAGGAACTGTTTCAGTTCGTAAGCATACGATTGTATCTCACAACTGTACATTGCTCGCTACCGAGGCTCTTGGTGGAGATGCAGACGGATTTGTAGAAACTGTAGCTTAATAAATAAAGAGGTGTAAAATGGCTCAGAAAATTTCGCAATACTATGACTATAAAATTGGTGGTAAAGAATACAAAATCAGATTTAAAACTCCGAAGGTAGGAGAACAGATAGCAATAGGACAGACGTTTGCTGCTCTTAAAGCTGGTTATCCTACTCTTGATGAAATCTCAGAAACGCTGGCTTATGCTACAGCGACCCTAAATGTAGTCATTGTAGATAAGCCAGCCGATCTAAATCTCGAAGAAATAGATACAGAAGATTGGCCTGAATTACGGAAGATGTTGACAGACTACCGTAAATTTGCCTTTTTTCGTAACGAAGCTCCGGCGGAATCTTCTCCTTCGTGAGCTGAAGGCAGCTGCTAAGGACGATCCCGATGTAGCTGACGATGTAGAAGATTTTGCACTTCAAAAGCTCAAAAAGCAAGCCAAAGAAGAGCTTAACAGCACTCTTACACGCTTGATCTATAGAGCTAAGTACAACCTCCCTCCTAATGACCCTCGCTTTTTAGATCTCACCGATGAAGAAATTGTATATGAACTGATTTTGCAGGCTGAATATCGTAAATGGTCTGAAGGCATTGTAGAGGAAGAGGAAGGTGATGACAGTAAAATCATTTACAGAAACACCGATGAATTTGAGAGTCTTGCCAAGAGGCTTGAAAAAGGTGAAGATGTAGATTTAGAATCGCTAATGACTCCAGACGAAGATTGGGAAAAAGTAGATGGCTGATGTTGCTCTATTGAATGCTATGCGAGAGCTAACGAATGCTCTAAGAAGCGCCGCCGGTTTAAAAGGTGACGCGTCAGCGACTTCTAGTACTCCTCACTATGGTCAGTTGACTCCTGGTGGCCCTCAAGGATTTGATCCAAATTTCTTCTCTGGCTTTAATGATAATTTTAAAGATTTTAATGACGAGATGGCTCGTCACAATAAAGACTTTAAAAAATCAAATGAAGATTTTGTCCAGGCAACGGCTAGCCTTGGAATGAAAATGGCACCATTTGCCGAAGGATTGCAGCAGTTCATGAAATGGACTGTATTCCGTCCTGCTGAACTCATGGGTGGAGGCGAAGGTAGAGCAGTTCGAGCTGGTTTAGAACGAGCAACAGGCGGAGGAAATATTGCTTTCGATATAGCTTCTGCACTAGCAGCTGTCACCGGTAATTTGGGGGTCGCAGCAGGAATTCAGATGATTGGTCGTGCCGGAGGCGCTACTTTACTTGGAAGAATGGTTTATGGAGAACAAGATTTAGCTCGAAGAGGTTTTGAACAAAACATTATTGAAGATTTTGGCCGCAAGAAGATGGATACTGAAACAGCTGCTATGTTTGCTGTTAGATCAGGAAGACTTGGTGCTCAAGCTGGAGCGTGGGGTGCAGGTTTTCAGGTGCCCGAATTAATTGCAGGATTGGCGGGAGAATTAAATGAAAATCCACAAGTTTTACAGCAGGCAATAGCAAATGCATTTCAGGTCGGTGGGGCGGCAGGAATTAAGAACATAAGCAAAGATAATATTTCTAAACTTGTTCGTGAAGGCTATGGCGATGCCGCGACTATGATGGCAGTTCAAGCAACTGCTGGTCGTTATGGATATGGAGCTGGTGCTGCTCCAGATTTGGCTAATAGAACAGGACTAGCTATTCAAGAGATGCTTCCGCTAATGCAACAAACTCGAATGCAATATTTTATGTATAAACCCGGAACAGCTGAATCAATCAACAGATTTGTGGCTAATACTTCAATGGGTGCGATAAATCCTTCTATGGCTTTAGGTGCAATGGCAGGTGCTGCTCAAGGTACCGCAGGTGTAACTGATGAAGCAGCATCGATGTTGCAATACAGAGAATTTCTTAAAGCAAATCCTGGCTCTTCTTACCTCGATTTTGTTGAGGCTAAAAAGAATGGTTTTGCTGATGAAAAGTGGCGAAAATTTGTCGGCGGTGCTGCTGCCACATTCGCAGGTATGGGTCAAACAGGAAGACTTATAGGCGCAGGAATTGGTTTAGGTACACCAGGGCAGATTGAAGGAATAGCTGGGGCATATGCTGAAGGCATGGGTCCCGACGTTTATAGAGCGGGAAAAAGGGTGCCCAGCGGATATGAAGGTGCTGCTCAATTATTTGGAGCTCAAACAGCTGAAGCACTCAATGTTTCTCTAGAAGGTGCTAGAAAGTTTACAGCCGACTTTGCAGAAACTATGAATGCTTTTGTTAATGAAATGGGCAAAGCTGTTGCTAACGCAAAAACTGCCGTCGAACAAGCAATGGCTGAAAATAGAATTTATGAAAAATACACACCAGGAATAACTCCATCGGCAGGACAGTGGATGATGCGTCCTGACGGTACAATTGATGTGACGCCATAATGCAACAAGTACTGAAATTCAAAATAGAACTATTTGATGTTAGAATGAGGACATCTATAAGTGTCATTGACGATACAGCTTTAGTAAGAAATATTCAAATAAATAAATCTACAACTCTCGACAACATAGCAAATATTACTTTTGCCAAAAGTAAAACGTATGATCTCATAGGTATTGAAGGAATTTTAAAACTCTATAATTATGTCAAAATAGAGCTAACTCTAAACAACTATCTTCCGGACTCAGAAGAGAAATTTTATTTTTCAGGATTTATATCGACCATAAATAAAGCGGCAAATTTTGGAGTAAATCCTACAGCAACAGTTTCCATTACTGTCACAGATTATGCAAGCTTGCTCAAGACGACTTTCTATACTAAGAATCTTACGTTCCTTGAAATACTTAATCAAGCTGTACCAGAATTTAGAATGATTAATTTGACAGAGTACTTAGGTGCATCTAGTACGAAATTATTAGATGATTTCTATTCTCCTGCTCAGCTTGGATTTATTTTCTTTGCATTTATATATTTCAAATTTATGCATAAAATGGTAAATGATATTAATGAAGATGGTAGTTCTAATTCTAAAAAGACTAAAGCTCCAGAAAGTCGTGAAATATTTAAGAAATTCAAAATATATTTACCCTTTGGATTTGATATTGATATGCCTAATGGTGCGTCATTTTTGAAAGGGCAAGATCAAACAATTACAATTTACAAGCAGCTTCAAGGTGTCGCCCTAGATCTATTCAAATATATCTACCCAGAACCGATCTTTGAATTTACAACATATGAAACTGAAGAATCTGTTATATTAATGATTAGATTTACACCTTTAATGAAATTTGACCGTCCAGTGACTCCTCCAAAGAATATTACAACCGGCCTTGGCCGAGGAACTGAAGATACAGGCATTACTTGGTATGATGAAAAAACCATACAAACAGAAGGTTATTCATTCGATCCCAATACATATAACGTTATTGAAAAATATGATTTTGGATTTAATAGAATAAAGTCTATTCGTGAAAAGATTGGTGTTTCTCCATCACAGCTATTAAAAGAGCATCTTGATGCTGCTCCTAAGAATCTCATATCAACACTTCAAGATGCTATTGGTCAATCTAAAGGAATGTATATTGAAGATCTGGTTGCTGACGATGCTGAATCTGATGCTATAACAGATAAGTTCTTTAATACAACATATTTAAATTCAGATTTTATTGAAAATCTTAATATGACTAGATCGGCATCTTCTGTCGTAAACGTTATTTGGACAGTCGCGACGACCGATACAGCTATTCTTAAAATGTCTGGTCGAGAAATGGTCTATGCATATCTAGAACAACGAATGAATGAAGTGGGTGGTTTAGATAAGTTCGGCAATTACGTTGCTCAACAATTTAATCCGGGATTCAATCCTAATCCTGCATTTCTAATGGATTATAGAGGAACATTTGGTCAAAACTTTGTTTCTGGTGACATGAACTATTTTGGATTCAGGGAGTTTGAAGTTAAATGGAATTATCTTTCAATTCACTATAACGCTGTTGCTAATATTTTAGCCTTTGTCGATAAAGATGTATTAAAACAAGCAAAAGAAGCCAGTAAAGACAAAGTAGTTACTAGAATATTGGATGATGCAGAAAAAGCAAATTCAGATGTCATAGCGCAATCTACAAGCGCTAAAGACGGAAATCCTCGACAAAAAATAACTATGTTTGAAAAGGGTGGAGCAACTCAAGGTGATTTTCCGTCTTCTGGTCCTCTTGCTAAACCAACTGCTTTCAGGCAAACGTCCCGTGCTGGTAATCTATCGAAGCCCTCGAAGAGCAAAGTCGTTTTACTAAATAAAGCAAGAAATACTGAACTCTTTAAAAGAGCGTTAGAGACTTATAAAGATGTTTTTAGTGAAAAAGACATGAAAAGTGCCACAAAGATAATTGAATTATTGATGAAGGCTAAAAAAGATGATGGCAATATGATGGGCGGATTCGTATCAAAATTAAATAGCATCATTGCGGAAGCCTATAGAGAAAATGAACATCTTTATGATTGTACAATTTTAAGACCAATAGTGCTCTCAGTTCTCCCAGGGATGATTGTAGAATCAACTAGCAAAAGTATAAAAGGCCAATCTCCAAGAATCAAGGGCTATGTTACATCTATATCTCATTCGGTCGATTTTAATGCTGCTACAATGAAGACATCTATAAATATATCAAGAGCAGCTTCAGATGACTCTGGAGTAATTGCTTCTTTTAGTCAATAAAATGAATAATCTATTACTAAATAATACCGCTAAACATCCTGGTGCTGGAATATATTTTTGTAAAGTTATAAGATTTCTACCATCGAGCAATACGGCCGATATTGTGACTGTAGATAACAACATTTCGCTGTTGGGATGTAATGTCGTATGCCCATATCCGGCCGGGTTTGCTTATGGAGCAAGATACTTTCCAACGCATGATGATCAAAATCCAGAAGTAGAATACGTCAATTCTTCTGGTGATATTTATTGTGTTGCTGCATTCCTTGAAAGTGATTATAATAATGCTGCTATATTGGGATTTTTGTTTCCGTTAGAGACTACATTATCAATTGCTGAGTATGGTCTCTACATTTTCAGACATGAATCTGATGTCATATGGATGGTTCGTGGTGATGGAACGATGCAAATCTATCATCCAAGCGGAAGCATTATAAAAATTGGTGACGATAATACTAATGAAGTAGATTCAGATCGAGAACAGGCAGGTTTATATCCTGCTAAAACAGATGGATTATATATCCGACCCGCAGCAGACTATAATGCTCAAAAAGAAACTAATTTATTCATTAAATGGCACGCGGGCCAAGAAGTCACGCTTGACAATGCTGGAAACGCAATAGTTAAAACTAAAGATACAGCAGAGACCGTTCAAACAACTCTTACAATGACTCCCGATGGTAATATCATCGTTACAGCAACAAACGATGTTACAGTAACCGCCGGAAACGATGTTACAGTAAATGCCTCAAATGATGTTATTGTTAATGCTACTCGTAATGCTACAGTTAATGCGGGTAATAATATTTCTGCGACTGCTGATAAAACCATGTTCCTGACAGCCACTTCAGAAGATATATATATTCAGGCAACGCTTGGTGGAGTATATGTTCATGCTGACCAAATAGTTGCTATAGCCGATGTAATGGCTGAAGTAAATGCTCCAGCTGTTACTGTCAATTCTGCTGCTTTAAATTTAAATGTTCCAGGAACAGGAACTATGAAAATAAACGGAGTACCTGCTGATTCTGGAACACACTCTCATGCTGGCGGATCAACAATTGTTGCGACAAATGGTATCATTACACAGATTTAATCGATAAGGGAATTAAATGGCTACATTCAATCCAAAGACTAAAAATCTCATAGTGTTATTGGTAAAAATCAGATCAACACAAGAGACTATTAGTTATCTGTTTCCCTTGAATCCTGCTTCGCTTTCGACAAATCAAGCAAGCAGGGTTAGTGCCACATTTACGTATGGAGATAAAGTTTTCCAGAATCTTGGAGCCGGGTTGAAGACTCTCTCTATCGAGGGGCATACTGGGTATAAATTAGATCGTTTGAAATATGGGCTACAAGAAGGAAAATCTGATATATTTGTTGGGGGTGACCAGACCGGAAATCTACATTGGTTAGATTTGTATGCATTGATTCAGCTGATAAAAGGCGAGAATAAATATATTTCTAAGCATTCAAAGACAATAACTCCTAAATTTTCTGTCGACAACATCGATGAAATAGAGACTGTTCAAATAACTATCCCAGATCAAGGAATTACGTACGATGTTCTGCTTCAGAATGATAATTTTCTACGGAATAGAGAACAGCCTCATCTTTATAAATATAAATTAGACTTCATTGTTGTACAGGAATCTTTAGGTTTTGCTACTGCATCTCCAGTTGTATCGAGAATTCCTGATAAGACTACTCTTGTAGATCAATGCAAGCGTCTTTCTGATACTCTTAAAAATATAAAAGATACTGTAAAAAATGCGATTCCTTCTTTCCCTGGTGCCCGCGACGCATATGATGCCATGAACAATGGATTAACATATGCCGAGAGTGCAATTACTGCAGGAAACTTCTTTATTACTCAAGCTAATTCAACGATTAATGATATTCGTAGATTAGAAAGAATGACTAATGCGATAAATGATGTTGCTGCCAATATTGGTCTTATTAGAGGAATAGTTCAACAGATTCAATCATTTACCGATCTAAGAACAGCATTTTATGAACCATATATTGCTTTGAAACATCTCAAAGTTCAATTAACGCAATTGCAAAAATCAATGGTCGGCGATCAACAGAGTTTAGCCTTTAATGTCAATATGACTAGATTGGCATCAATTTCGGCTCCTGTTACTTTGGCAGCTAACAAGGCCACCGTGGCTCAGTTTCAAAAGGATATTCGTCAGTTAAATAGAATCTCTTTTCCTTTTCCTATTGATCGAGTTGAGGAAATAACTATAGACGGAATCACTAAGATTAATGTTTTCTTCAAAACTCGTCCTTCTGCTCTTGGAATTTCCGATATTCAAATTTTTGCAGCTAATGATTTTGGAAATGAAAATAATCTCGTTGAATCATTAAGTGATAGCAAGTTCATAATGTCGACGAATTATAATACATCTGGTTATATATATAATTTTATAATTGAATATAACTATGCATCATTCGAGTCAATAGTTCAGCCTCGATATAAAAGCATAAAACGAGTTTTAATTGCCAATGGTGAAACATTAGAATCGATCATAAAGAGATATGCCGCAAAAGAAGCAAATGCTTCTCAATCATATATGTCTGAGGTTGCCTACTTAAATCAGATCGAATATCCCTATGTCGTTACGTCAGACAATCCTAATTTTGAAGCATATTTTGGTTCTTATGGATTCAAGATATTTACAGATAAAGATGAATTTACTAAATATATATATAATATCAACACTAGCACATTCCCAGGGGTTGACTTTACTTTATATGATTGGTCAAATACTTTAGATCCTAATTACATCAATTTAGATGACCCCGTGTTATTTTTAATACAACAGTCTGATGTCATTGATCAAATAAAAACAGGTTCTAAGTTTTTTGTTCTTCTATTTAAAGAGACATATTCTAATAGATGTTATGCATTATTTGGAATAACAAATTCTGCTTCTTGTTCGCTGTTTACTGCCGACAGTTATGTGATTTGTGCTCTTGAAAAGGGACGATCATACGATGTTGAAAATAATTCAATATTCGAAATACTTAGTCCATATACAATAACGGGTGACTTAATAGAATTTTACGGTCAAACAGCAGCATTTGACTTGTTAACTGAAACATATCCGACTATGGATCTTTTCGATAAAACGTCTGATATAATAAATAATATATATGTAGAAAATATAGGTTCTTTTACTGATGGGCATTACCCATATACAAACTATGATGTTCTTGCACCCGATCTCACAGAAGAATCACAAAGGTTCATTTCTCAAAAGACGTTTCTAGCAGGAGATGAAGATAATAAAAATTATGTAATTTTGACTAATTTTACCGCAGGAACAATAGCCGATGAGGGATATGCAATATCAGCCTTCAGTATCTACAAAATATTGGCCGATGGACAAGAGATTCTTCTTCCTTCTTTCGAGAATACTTTCTTACCATTTGCTGAAGCATTTACTAAAGAAGATACATATAAGGTCGATCTCGACATTCGATTCCAATATTTTGACGATATAAATGTATCGATATTACCTCGCCCAGATCTTGGACCAGGACCTAGCGGTGAAGAACAGGGCTATCTAGATTTCAAATTAATCAGTGGCCTCGAAAATGTAAAACAAGCCTTGAGAGATAGATTGGAATGTCCACAAGGTGGTCTCATTCTACATCGAGATTATGGTTTACCCAACTTGTTAGGTAAAAAGAATACATTAGAGCATCTTATTCTTCTTCGCTATAATCTATTCAGTCAACTGATGTCTGACAATAGAGTAAGATCTATAGATGACATGAAAATCGAAGATGCCGCCGATGCAATCAAGGCGGATTCTCATATTACGCTTGTGAATAATGATGAAACACTTATTAAGACTACGCTATAAGAGGATGAAATGACAATACAAATTAAAAATGCCGACACTATAAAGTCAGACTTTATAACGTTCTTAAGGTCTGCTATTGAAGAAAATGGCGGTCCGAATGTTACCGATTACAATATTGGTAGTGTTTTGAATGTCCTTGTCGAGGCATTTTCAGACGTCCTCGAAAACTATTACTACGATCTCTTTCAAATCACTAGAGACTCTCTAGAGAACATCTATAATGGTTTCAATTTTTTCAAACAACCTGGTAAGAAAGCAATCGTTCAATTATTCATATATATAGATGCTCCATTGGATCAATTGGGCTCGAATTATTTTTCTATACCTCGCGGTACGAATGTTTCTACAGACGATGGCGCAGTAATTTTTGAAATTGTTGATGATTATGTGCAGCCGACTTCTTTGGCTGGTCCGGGTGAATTTACAGGTAAAGCTGAATATTCTGTTCATGCAATTTGCACATCGACTGGGACAGATGGAAATGTTGGCACTAATGCTCTGACTAAATTTGCTTCTAATATAACCAACATAAACAATTTTTCATATTGGATTAGAAATTCTTCTGCTTCTGGCGGTACCGATGCCGAATCAGAAGACAATATGAAAATAAGATTTCAAAAGTATCTCATATCTCTCCGTAGAGGAACAAAAGAATCACTTGAATATGCTCTTGCGACCAACGCTGCTTTCACAGGATTGATGTATTCTATTAGCGGATTTAGATTCTTATACATGGTCAAGCAGAGAGAGCAGTCATTAGGAACTAACAATTATGATTTAGATCTGACTCTTTGGAATAAATTCTATCCTTCGTATACTTTATTTACCAATATAGACACTTTTGGTACTAACGGACCATTTATGCTCTATATAGGGTCTGAAGACAAATTTAGTAATCTTCTTTTTTCAACCCAATCTGTTCCTGCTGGAAGTTGGCTTATTTCAATGTCCGACCAGATTGAATATTATGATTCAATTACTAAATCATGGGAACCCGTAGATGTTTTAAATCTTGCATTTGCTACAGATGAACCCATAGTTGATGAACAATATATTGCCTGGGATTTACCAGCTATAACGACTAGATGGGGCAAATATCAAATATTAGATTATAATGCTTATTTCATAAGAATTAATATGTTGAAATCAGGCTCAGATCAGCCAAATCTTGATGTCTATAAGGTCATGACCTATCCTTTTCCAGGCTATAT